GTGTTCTGGAGAATACCTTGGATTAATCTTGTTTGTCATAATCCACTCCTCTCACTCCCTGATTTGCGATATTACGGGCTTTACGCGCCTGATAATTGTCATAATGCAGTTTCATGCGCTTCTGCTTTTCATATTCACGCTGGATGCGTCTTTTCCGTAAATCATCTGCAAATTTTTGGCGTTTTACAGAAAGAGCTTGCCCTTCCGGTGTTTTCCAGAAATCCTCCGACTTTTTTCTAGAACGAAAATCATCGGGCTTATGGGCATCTTTAATATGCCTAGCCATTGTTACTCTCCATAATGTCGGATTCTAAGCCAGTGCCTATGGTACAACCATACTCAAGTCAGCACACACCACCATAATCGTTAGCTCTTATGAAAAATCCGAAGATTTTCATATTCGCAATACCTAAACGTCAATCGAGGTACGATTCGGCTCATGTGCTATACGCGTCCTGAATACGGCACTGGCATAAAATCCGGGTTTGTGAGGCGCGGCGCGCCCCGTCTTAAGAACCAATCTAGGGTAAAAAGTGATTCTTGTACATAGCTGTTTTTCCCAATGATTTCAAGGACTTCCATGCCACATTATGTCAGATGCTCGTTTGTTCTCGTTTGATTCTTCACGAATCGATTCGTTTCGCGATTCTTTCATGTTTTGTACTAATATTACGGGAAATCAAGGGTGCGAATCATAGCATTTTCGATTCGGAATGTCAAGAAGAATCGTATTTGTCATAATCCCGCCACTATTTACATAATTCCGATTTGTCATAATCATTTTACATAACGCCCCTTTTCCATAAATGATAGTATTTTCATAATCCGCATGATAGTATTATGGTAAATACCCTCCCCGCCTATTTGTCATAATCCCCTGCCTATTTCCATAAACCTAGATTTTCCATAATGATAGTAGTATTATGTAAAATCGCATTTAACATAACCTTGGATTTAACATAAAAAAAGCCCCCTGACTATGTTTCCATAATCAAGGGGCGCAGGGGCGGGGAGTTTACATAACTTTAGAATCTTCGTAGTTTTCCAGAAAAGCGAGCCACTCATTATGACAAGTCGGGCAGAGCAGGGGGTTTCCATAACCCGCGATTATAGCAGTTTCCATAAACCGCCGCTTTTCCATAATTCCGCAGACCGAGCATTTACATAATCCGGGGAACGGTACGATATTTTCCATAATTTAGCCCTCCTGTGAGTTGTCATAATAACGGCGTTCGATTTCCATATTCTCGATTTCCGTAATGTCCCAGTTATGTAAATCCTCGAAGGTTTCCATAACATAGGCCGCGCCGACGGCATTTGACATAATGTGGGTTTTCGGGTTAGTTGTCATAATAGTTCTCCTTGGTTGATTATGTTAATAGTAGGTGCGCCGGACATTATGGAATTCTAGGTAATTGTCATAACATTCGGGGCAGAAGCGGGCTTTTTCATAACCCTTGCGCTTGGGAGTTTTCATAAACTTCTTTTCCATAACGCTGGAGCAGAGGCTGCATTTACATAACATGGGTTGAACGTTAGTTGTCATAATCAGTTCTCCTTTTACATAATTGATACGTGGTTGGATTTTACATAAACGCGTTCATGTTTTTCTGGAAAACTGCCGCATTCTGTAAATTGATACCAGTGAACGGTATTTGCCATAATCGCTCGTCTCAGCATTTCCATATTATAGGCCGAGCAGGGGTAGGTATTTGCCATAATATCGGAGTGAGTTTTTATGGTAACTTCCCACAGAATTTCCATAGTCTTTGAAATTCCGTATTTTTCATAATCCGACCCCTTTCTGCGTTTTACATAACGCGCACAGTTAATTGTCATAATCAGTCTCCTTCGTTGGTTTACATAATTATTCGTCATTTTCCGTATTGTCGTCGTCCTCGGAATTGTCATAATCACCCGCGGCAGGGGCATCCGGTATTATGACTAATCCCTGAGCAATTGCCATAATCCATGCGGTGCGCTGGAGTTGAGTTTCCATAATATTCTCCTTTTCATAACTGCGAATCGGACTGCCCGATTCTGTACACCAAATCCTTGCATAATCTAATGGGAAAATCAAGTGAGAATCATTCCTATTTGAATTGTCATAATACCGGTGGAATTGTCATAATAGTGGTTTGCATAATCAATTTCCATAATCCTTTTTGTATTTCCATAATATTCACTGGGGTCACGCTTTTACATAAAAAATATTTAACATAACCTTTAGGCCGAGGGGTGTTTCCATAATGTAATAAAGTTACCCACATTTCATAAAAACTTACATAATATTGCGAGTTTCCATAATATCCTCAGGGCAGATTTGCGATAATGTATTGACATAATGGGATTTTTCTGGAAAGTGATTATGGAAAGGGGTTATGGGAAAAATGACGGGGGCCTAGTATCAGTAATTTACGCCCTTAAAAAATTTTTACTGTATTTTTTGGTTCTAAGTACCTAAAATTATTATAAAAAATTTTTAAAATGTAGTTTTCTACATTAAAATAAGAAAAAATCTATAGAATTACTACAGCAGAATAGACTTATGTTATAATAAAGTTACAAAATAGTTAAGAAACATTTTTAGAAAGTACTTTTTAATGAAACTGCCTGACCATCTAGTGAATAAAGTCGAACAGATGACCACTTTACAGAGATTGTACTGTGAATTTAGGTCAAGAAACATGTCTCAGTCAGAGGCTATGCTACGTGCTGGCTCTGATTCTAAAGATTCTGCTTCAAGAGGTAGGATTGGTTATCAGATTGAACAGATCGATGGTGCTAAGGAGTACATCGAGTTCTTAAAAGAACAAAGAGCCCAAGCTGCAGGTTTGGATTCTGTAGAGCTCATTCAGTATCTAAGGGATATTTATGCAGTTGCAATGACCACTGGTAAGCTTAAAGAGGCTACAGACAGTGTTGAGTTGATGGGTAGGGCTTTAGGTATCTTTGGTAAGGGTGGAATTCAAGTATTAACTGGTAAACTGGAGACTGGGACTAAGAATGATACCCAAGCATTTAAGGAAGAAGAGCAAGAGTCTAATGAGACTAAGGAAAGATTAGCAGAGTTACAGTCTATTATGCGTAATCTAAATACTTCTAATGATAAAGGGTAGTATCCAATAATATCAATAGGTTACAATTATTGCCCATACAATCTAATTAATCTATCTACTTGATATTATTAAGAATTTACTAAGAAATTACCTAAGAAAATCATAGGTTTATAACCTGCCCCCTAACCCCCATTATAAAGCATTTTTAGACAATATGCAAAGAAATAGTGAAAATGGATAAAAGAGAACTAGACAAATTAGAGAATGAATTACTAGACTATCTAATTGAGAATGCTAGGAAAGATTTCTACATATTTGTAAAGCTAATGGCTCAGGTAGTGTTACCAGAGAAGTTCGTAGATGGTGAACATTTAAAGCTAATATGCAAAGAACTACAAGAAGTAGCCGAATCAGTAGAAGATAGGTCAAAGGTACCTAAGAGACTGCAGATTATGATGGCTCCGGGTAGTATGAAGTCTAAGATAGCCTCTAACCTATTCCCTGCCTATTGCTTAGGTAGGAACCCTAACTGGTGCTTCTTGGCTATAGGATCGGACTTTGAGTTCGCAGTAGATAACTTCGGTAGACCAACTAAGGATATCATAGACAGCCCTCAGTATAAGGCTATCTTCCCTAATGTACATCTGAAGAAGGATGTTCAGAGTGCTGGTAGATGGGATACGACTAGGAAGGGGAGGTTCGTTGCTAGGGGTGCAGGACAGAACATTGCTGGTCGTAGAGCTCACATAGCTATCGTAGACGATGCTATAACCGAGCAAACCACAGACACAGGTAGGAAAGAGATTAACACTTGGTACAGGAAAGGTCTTAGAACAAGACTATTGCCTAGGGGAGCAGAGATTATTATCAATACCAGATGGTTTGTGGAAGACCTTTCTGGGTTTATGCTCAAGATTGACGGAGAAGAGGGTAAACCACTCACAGGTAGGCAGACCAGACCTTGGAAGGTTATCAAGATACCCGCTATTTTGACAGAAGAGGCCTCTACGATGCTTAGAAGGCTTGTCCCTGCTAATGACCCTAGGTTTATGCCCGGAACCTCTTTCTGGCCCGAATTTTGGCCCACAGAGGTGCTTCTGGAGAAGAAGGCTACTATGCCTGCTCATGAATGGGCTGCCCTGTACATGCAGGAGCCTATACTGGAAGAGGGTGGTATAGTCAAAAGGTCGGATTTCAAACTATGGGAAAAGGATGAACCTCCTAAATGCAAGTATATTCTAGTCTCAATGGATACTGCCCTATCCCAAAAGGAGTATGCTAACTACTCTGCCTACACAGTATGGGGGATTTTTACCCACCTCCTAGACCTAGCAGAGGGTACACAGATTGCCCAAGACTGTATGATACTCTTAAGTGCAGGTAAAGGTAAGTGGGATTTAGCTGAACTTTGCAATAAAGCCCAAGACTTAGATAGACGATACACCCCTGAGTTCTTCATTGTTGAAGATACCTCTGCTGGTATCATCTTAATCCCTGAATTACAGAAGCGTTCCCTCCCTGTCCTGCCCTTTAAACCTGAAAAGGATAAGACTTTCAGGTTACAGGCTACTACTCCTTACTTCCAAGCTGGTAGAATATACGTACCTAAAGGCAAGGTTTGGGCAGAGGATGTTATTACGGAAGTAACTAATTTCCAACCTAGATTAAAGAACCAAGAAGACGACTACACCGACACCCTATCTCAGGCAGTTATCTGGATGAGAGACCATTTTAAGATTGATAATGATGGTTTTTCTAATAAATGGGATGAGGATGTCTATGCCCAGAGGTCTAAGACCTATTGGGGTTCTATGTTTGAAAAACAACGAGTATTGTAAAATATTGAGAAGTATGGTATACTAGCACAATGGTATCTTATAAACGCCCCACGAAGACTCGATCTATCTCTGAAGATTCCCAAAAAGCCTTAGACAGGTTAAAAGGAACCTCTGATTCTAATTTAGACCATGAAACGACTGATATCGTCCCTAACGGTAAAGGTGTCACTGTAAATTTCGTAGAAAGTGAAGAAGAGCCTACTGAAGGTCTAGGTGCCTATGCCTACAATGAAGAAGGCCACTACGATAACCTAGTTGAGTACCTTGATGAAGAGCAACTCTTAAAATTAGCTAATATCGTTATCGCTAACGTACAGGCCGATGAAGCTGCTCGTTCTGACTGGTTAAGAACCATTGAATTCGGTTTTGACCTTTTAGGTGTAAAGGTGGAAGAGAAGAATACTCCTTTTGAAGGAGCTTGCTCTGCACAACATCCTCTCCTGATGGAATCTGCTGTTAAGTTCCAGTCTAAAGCCTCTAATGAACTTCTCCCCTCCAATGGACCTGTTAAGACCACTGTTCTTGGTGATTTAACTCTTGAGAAGGAAGACCAAGCGAAAAGGGTGAAAGCCCATATGAACTACCAAATCTTGGAAGAGATGACGGAGTTCTACCCAGATTCGGAAAGACTGCTTCTTTATCTTCCGTTAATCGGTTCTGGTTTCAAAAAGACCTACTATAATGCTCACCTTGAGCGTCCGTGCTCTGAATTAGTTACTGCCGATCAATTTATTGTTCCTAACTCTGCTCCTGATTTATACAGGGCGGACAGATACACCCATATTCTTTACAAGACTGCTTATGAGTTTGAAGCAGATTGTGAAGCTGGTTTGTATGCTAAACCGTCTGATGGTATCGGCATTCCCAAAGAACCTAAACTTACTAACGTTCAAAAGAAAACCCATGAACTCATCGGTGTCAAGGTTGGTCTTGGTGAACGGGATAAAGTCTATACCTTCTATGAACAGCATATTATGATTCATATCGAAGGCTTGGATGAACGTAGTACAAAATTTAAACTGGCTTCTCCGTACATCATCACGGTTGATGAAGGTTCACAAAGAGTTGTTGGTTTAAGACGCAATTGGAAAGAGGGAGATAAGAAGCGTAGGAAGATTGTAAGGTTCTCACACTTTACGTTCGTGCCTTCTTTTAATTTTTATGGTTTTGGGTATTTGCATTTACTTGGTAACTTACAGTTATCTCTTACATCGGCACTTAGGTCACTCGTGGATGCTGGACAGTTTGCGACCCTGCAAGGTGGTTTCAAATTAAAGGGTGTCAGGATTGCTGACGATGGTTCTCCGATTTATCCCGGTCAATTTAAAGAATTAGAATGCGCTATTCAAGATATTAACAAGGCGATTATGCCCCTGCCATTTAAGGAACCTTCACAAGTTCTTTACATGATGCTTGAGTTCTTGGATAAGAAGGGTCAGAAGTTTGCTGACTCCACTGAACAGGTTATCGCAGATTCTACTAACTACGGTCCTGTTGGGACTACTATGGCATTGCTGGAAGCTTCTCAGAAGTTCTTCTCTGCTATTCACAAAAGATTACATGCTTCCTTAAAGTCTGAATTGAAAATCATTGCTGATATCAATTCTGAAACTTTACCTGATAATTTACAATACAACATTGAAAATCAAACAATGTCCGTTTCTCGTGAAGATTATGATGAGAGAGTGGATGTTGTTCCTGTTTCTGACCCGAATACTTCGTCTTCTGCACACAGAATGGCTAAGGCTCAGACCTTACTGGAAATGGCTTTAAAAACACCTGTTGTACACGATATGCGCGAAGTTATGAAGCATGTGTACACTAACATGGATTACGTTAACGTTGATAAAATTTTACCTCCACCTGAAGAAGCACAACCTCAGGACCCGCTTACTGATTTGCAATTAGCAGTTCAAGGCAAACCTATCAAGGCATTTGAAGGACAGGACCATAAAGCACATATTGCGATTAAACAGGCCTTCCTGCAAGATCCGATGTCTGGTCAAAACCCGATGATGCAAAAAGCTGCGCTACAAATCCAAGCCAATGTTCAAGAACACATGATGCTTGAATTCGCTGCTCAGGTCATGGCTCAGATGCAACTGATGACACAGAACCAACCTGTGGCACCTGAACAACAAGCTCAGGCTCAAGCACAAGCTGCCTCTCAGGTTGCTCAGATGAACCAGCAAAATCTCCAGAACCAACTGGAAGAGCAGAAGCGTAACGATCCGAAGATGCAAGCTACGATGCTCTTGGCTCAAGCTGAACTCATGGATTCGCAGACGCAAGCTAAGAAGGTCGCACTCGATCATGAAGCTAAGAAGGGTGAACAGCTTCTGAAAGCCAAAGACCTTCAGATTAAGGAAGCAGCTTTAAAAGCGAAAGACAAACACGAAGCTATGAAGCATATGTCTACTGCTCACAGCAATGAAGCTAAGCACAAAGCAGAAGTAAACAAACTTGTGACTACCAAGGGTCTTGATGCTATGATTCAGGGTATGTCGATTAAGGCACAAGCACAAGCTGATTTAATAAAGGCTCGTCAACAAGGCGAGATTGATAAGGAAGTCGAACGTTCAAAACCAAGACCTCCAAGTAAACCAAAATCTTCTTGACATTTTACATTTACTAAGGTATAATAATACATGGCCTCAATAGAGTTAATGTTCGTTGAAGAGCATTTGAAGAAA